GAACGCTCCGGCTATGCCAACGGCGAGCGCAGAGCATGGCTGACACGACAGATAACTTTCGAGCCGTTAGCATCAGCCGATGGTTCGCCCCGAGCGGAGGGCATCCGCAAACGACAACAACCAAAGATAATACAATGGCTAAGTATCGAAAGAAACCAGTAGTGATCGAAGCCCGACAATACACCCGCAACGCGCTTGAAGCGGAGCGTGTGGCTGAATGGTGCCAGGGAACGCAAGACGACGATGGCCTCGTGATCAAAACCCTCGTAGGCGACATGCGCGCCGACTATGGCGACTGGATCATCCAAGGAGTCAAGGGCGAGTTCTACCCCTGCAAGCCAGATTTCTTCGCAGCCACATACGAACCAGCATGAGCACTCCTGAGACTGAAGCCACGACTGAGCAACCAGCGAATGCTGGTTGCGCTGCTGCGACTGGGTATGCCGATCTGCCTGCCCGACACTCCTACTCGCGATGGGACTACCAACATGATCGCTACGATCTGATGCGCTGGATCAACAGCAAGCGCACCAGTAAGGCGCTAGACTGGCGATGGGACGGCCAACGATTGACGATCATGGTCGAATATTCACGACATCGCCGGAAATGGTATCAAATCGGTTCAGTGGAACTCAACCTGCACCGCCTCGGGTGGCGCTGGTTGGTAGCACTAGCGATCAAAGAATGCCGCCTCGCGTGAGATCACCACTGGAAATGATGACACCATGAAACTTGAAATCACCGTGAAGGCATACGATTACAACCTGCGCGAGCATGACACCGTGATCGCCGCTGAAACCAATGCCTTCGGGCATCAAGTGTTGTCCGCCCGCCTGGACATGGACAACACCGGCATGAGACCGTCAGCCATGAGCTGCCACGCCATCGTCGCCTTGAAAACCTTAGTGACCGAACTGGAGCACCAATTCAATCAGCACTGAATGAAACGCCGCACACTCGCCAGAAACAAAACCCCGGCACGCTTGCTCAGAATGGGCAAATGGTGCTCGGACAAATGCACCGCGCTGGATCTTGGCGTGACGCCTTCGGTGTTGTCCGGCGCAAGCGCATGGCTGGTCCGAAACGGATTTGCAACGGGCCGCAAGTTGCCACGCGGCCCATCCGATAGCGGCCAAATGGCGAGCGAGTTCACGGCGCTGTCTGGCGCTGACCTCTGATTTCATCCTTCATCCTTCATCCTTTCCCATGCCCCCCACCGAACAACCTCCCCTGCCGCTCACGCTTGCCAATGGCGAGCCGTTGCCGGATGCGCTGGAGCAGGAGGCGGCGCGGCACAGTGGCACGCGCTTCTTCCAGAAGCATGAGAGCGTGGGCAGGCTGGTCTTGCAGTTGTTGGAGGAAGGCGTGGGCACCTCGGAGATCGCGCGCGTGGTCGGGCCGTATTGCGGTCGGGCCGATGAAGCGACCGGCACCGACACGGGACTGAGAAAGCTCATCGAGCGGTTCGGCGCATATCACAAGGTGAAGCTGGGCGATGTCATCGGGCACAAGGCGGCAGCAGTGGCAAGCGGCGCACTGGAGCGGATGCTGGACGTGGTGCCGAAAGCAACTGCCAAAGAACTCGGTGCGCTGTCCATGGCAGCAACCCAGGCTCACACCATCCACCGCGAGGCGGCAGGCATCTCGCTGCCACCAATCCGCCATGAGCATGTGCATGTGAACTTGTCCGAACTCCGCCAGATGGCAGCAACCGCTGAACGACAGGCGGTGATCGATGTGGTTTCGGTCGAGCCTCAAGAACCTGCTTTTCCAATCAAGAAACCAGAAATGGTCACGCCATGATTTTGCGCGATTATCAACAAGGTATCGTGGTTGAGTTCAATGAGGCGATCAAAAGCCACCGTTGCATTGTGGTCGCATGTCCAACGGGTTCAGGGAAAACGGTGCTGGCGGTTGAGGGACTGCTGCCGATGTTGCCGCATCCGGTGGCGTGGATAACTCACAGAGTTGAGCTTGCCGATCAAATTGCGGCGCATGGCTGCGGCGTGGATGTTGTGATGGCTCAATCGCGCGCGGAGATTGCGTGCTATGGTTCAATCATCATCGACGAAGGGCATCATGCCGCAGCAATGACCTACCGCAGAATCATGGAGGCAAATGCGACGGCGAAAGTGGTATGCTTGACGGCAACACCGTATCGCATGGATGGCATTGGCCTCGGACATTGCGGATTCACCAAGCTGATTGTTGGGCCTGACACCTACGCATTGACACAGGCAGGATGGCTTGCGCGTGCCAGTGTCTTTGTGCCGAAGTCGGAGCGAAGCGGTGCATGGTATGCGCGCGATGCGGTGGAGGCTTTGTGCGCGCGTCAATTCTCCCGTGCCCTAGTTTATGTCAGCAGCGTTGGCGAGGGAATGGAATTTGTCAGGAGGCTGGAGGCAAGAGGATTGCGGGCGCACTGTGTAACAGCGGCAACCCCCAAAACCGAGAGATCGGAGGTGGTGAACAAGTTCAAGCGCGGACACATTCAAGTGCTCTGCAATCACTCTATTTTCACCGAGGGCAATGACATTCCCGCCGTGGACGCCATTGTGCTCAACCGATTCACGCAAAGCCGGTGCCTTTGGAAGCAAATGATGGGCAGAGGCTTGCGCAAGCAACCGGGGAAAAATACATGCCTTGTGCTTGATCTGGCTGGCAACGGCATTCTGCACGGCAGCATTTACGATCAGGAGATATTCACACTGGAGGGCAGTGTGGACCGCATTGTGAGCCGGACATATCCCGGCGGGGACTATTTGGAACCAAGAAAAGAACTGCAACTCAAAACCGGAGAAGAATTGAAAATATGGGCACCACCACCGAAACCGACAAGAATCATCGCGAGCTTACAAAAACTGAAATCGACATCGCTGCTGCGCAGATTTGTGACCGCTTGAGCCGCTTGTTGAAGTGTCAGGATGAATGGGAAGCCTATCTATGCGCTTTCCCCGAACAAGAGGATGACGACTCTGCGAGGGCGAAGATTTGCCAAAAGCATGAAGTGCCGAGTGGCATCTTCCTCATGGGAGCAGAATGCAACACCGAGAAAGCATTGAAAGTCACGCGATGGGTGAAACCCTTTGTTGCGGGTCAATTAACATCCAATCTCATCGAAACTGCCATTATCGGTGAAGCGATGGAGATGGATGAATATGATTTTGGCTGGGTCTGGCTGGGAGTGGAAACGAACTTCTACGGCAAGGAGGATGGAGCAGACGAAGAAGACGTAACGAAGGAGATGCTGGAAATCGGCACGAGAGCGCAGAAGAAAAGTTTGAAGTGCAAGCAGTGGGAGGAGTGGAACCAAAAAGCGTGCGAATGTGCGGCAACGATAGAATGGGAACGATGCGGCTACAAGCGCACATGGGCAATGATTGAAGAAGACGTTGCTGATGGAAGGAATGGCTTCGACCGGGAAGCACGGGAAGCAGTCAGGAAAGAAAAGCATCCCTTGCCTGTCCATTGGAGGAAGCGCGTGGAGGAAGCATGGGCATGGATGCAAACCAATCAAGAGCCCTAACGAACGCCATGACCGCCTCCCCCACCCTTCACCAACTTCTTGCCGATCAGCAGGAGTTGCACCCGATCCTGCCGCCGTTGTCGGTGGCGGCGATTGCGCGCATGGGCGAGGAGGAGGCGGCGCGGTATGTGAACGCACGGGCGGAACTCATCGCGCTGTCACGGGAGAGGCCGCTGTCTCATGCCTGGGAGCCGCCGATCTGGCAGCAGATTGATCTGGAAGTGGCAAAGAAGCGCATTCAGCATCCGGGGCGTGTGCTGCCGGTGTTCATCACGGGCGGGATGCGTCCGGGTAAGTCGTTCTCGTGTGCGCGGCGCGTGACTTCGCATTGGCTTTACACGAAGCGGGCCAGCGTGTTCGCGCTGGCCGAGACGGTAGCGACCTCGCGCAAGTTGCAGCAGAAGCCCATTGAGTTCTTCCTTCCCGATGAGGTATCGCCCGAGGACGGCAAGCGCAAGGCGAAGGACACCTTGAGCGGTGGCAAGCATGAACGGTTCAAGTTCAGCGGCGGGCACTTCACCAATGAAGAGTTTTCGTTGAAGGTGCCGGTGTTGGATGAAGACGGGCGTGAATACCTGGGCGGTGGCGACTTTGGGTTCAGGTTCTTCTCGCAGGACATCGGCACCTTTCAGGGCTACGAGTTGACCTCGGCATGGAGTGACGAGCTGGTGCCGCTCTCGCATGTCAAAGCGGTGCGCGAGCGCATGGCGACGCGGGCCAATGACACCCGCAAGCGTGACTTCCTCGACTACATCAAGGTCATCATTCACACGCTGGAGCAGGGCAAGGCGCTGACCGTGCGGCAGCTCGGTCTGCTGTATCACGGCGTGCATCTCATCTCGTTCACGCCCTACCTTGGCTGGAATGAAACGGTCAATTACTTCCTCAATGGCGCAGTCAAATATGGCTGGGAGATCGCACCAGACCTGAAGGACAAGCCCGGCGTGCTTGACCCGCGCGTGCCACGGTTCGCGCAACCACTCGACCCCACGGCGCTGGTGGCCTACGTGTTCACCAGCGACAATAAAATCCAGCCCGCCTACGAGGCACTGAGCGCCGACTTGAAGAACGCGAGCGAGCAGGAGGTGCGCATCAAGCTCTATGGCGATGTCACGCGCGACCAACAGGCAGTGTTCTCATCGTTCGGACCTGACAACCTGTGCGAATGGCAGGACATCCCGCGCGAGAACATCACGCTTTACGAAGTGCTCGACTTTGGCAAGACCAAACCGCCCGCCTTGCAATGGTGGATCGCGGACAGCATCGGGCGCTTGTGGTGCGCGCAGGAGTGGCCGTGTCCGGGCATCGGCATCATGAAGGACGGTCGCATCATCGACCCCGGTGACTGGGCGGTGCCGAGCGAGAGCGGACGCATGAACGGCGATGAAGGACCGGCTTACCGGCTGCGCCTCAATTGGGCCAGCGTGCGCGTGGTGCGCGAGATTTGGGCGATGCGTGCGCGACTGGTGCAAATGATGAAGACCACGGGCAGCGACTACCAGGGCGAGTTGCGCGCGGACAAGCTGGAATGGAAGCAAGTGCTCAAGGATGCCGGAGCCGAACTCGAAGGCCCGTTTGCCCTGCCGTTCATGACCATTCCCGATCCACGCGGCACCAAGGAGAGCGTCGAAGGCGCGACGCTGGGCCGCAAGTATGAGGAGTGCGAGAACGGCATTGCCTTGCAACCGTGGGAACTCGACGGCCAAACCATCGTCAACGCGCCAAGCGATGACGAAGGCGTGAAGCTCATTCTGGACGCCCTCAGTGAACAGGTTTACGGAGCGCCAAGAATCCGAGTCAACAAGGAGTGCATGAACACGCGCTTCATGTTCGCCACCTACACGCTGCCCCTGTTCAAAGAGGGCACCGTCAAGAAGGATGAGGCATGTGTTGAATGGTTCGACACCATGAAGTATTTGCTCAAGTGGGAGCCGGGGCATGTGGATACATCGGCAGAGTGGATCATCGACGACGGCAGGAGATGAATTTGAAACCAATAACCGAATGAAACCCAACACCATCCCCATGATCACGCCCATCCCGATGCCTCGGCGCAAGCCTGCGAAATTCATGACCCGGCAGGAGGTCACCAAGTTGTGCAAACGGAACAAGCTGGGCGAGAGTTCGGCGGAGACGTTGTTCTTCGGGCATGAGTGCGCGGCGAGAATTGTCTTGCCGGGACGCACTTATGCGGTGTATGATCGGGCGGTGGTGTTCGATGTCTTGGGGCTCAATGACGAAGAATCACCATGAGCACCTTTACCGTTTCAGATGAACTCCATTTGGTGGACAGCGCCGCGCGTCCATCAGCCAAGAAGGCATTGAGCGAATTGCAACTAACCCTTGCCGACCTGTCGGCATGGGTGGGACAGGCGCAGCAGAGCGAGCGCGATGCGCTGTGCTTGTGGCCGGGGCAATCCGAGGATTACCGGAAGTGGGACAAGCAGGTGGGCAAGCCGGTGGCACCATATGACGGCTGCTCGGATGTGCGCGTGCGTTTGGTGAATGAATCGACCAATGAGCTGGCACAGATGCAAGTGCTGGCGTTCTTCAGTGCCAATCCCGCTGCGGTGCAGCAGGAGGCCAGTGATGCCTCGGCATCGGGCAAGGTCAACACGCTGCTCAAGTATGAGATTCGCCAGCGCATGAACGCGGAACTATGGGACGAGATCAATTTCATCGTGGCATGGAAGGAAGACTACGGGCATGCCGTCGCGGAAACGCGCTGGGTGAATGACTGGGGCACGGGCTTGCAGAAGATTACCCCGGATGAACTGGCCTCATGGCTGGCATTGGAACAGGCCAAGCAAAACGAGAGCATGGGCATGGGCAATGCGGAAGACATCGCGCCCGTGTTGAATGAGACCATGCAGCAAGTAGTGTTGGAAGCGTTGACGGATGACGATACAGAGCGCGCGGTGGCCATCGTGCAGCGCCGCTTTCCGGTGCTCAGTGCCAAGCGTGCGCGGGATGTCGTGCAGCAGTTGAAGTCGGGCACTGTGGCCGAGTTTCGCTTGCCGGTGAAGAAGCCGGGCCGACCCAAGGTGATTGCCCGTTGCCCTGGCGTTGACATCTTCTATCCGTGGTGGACGCCGCGCGTGCAGACAGCGCCATGGGTGGCCGTGGTGGACAAGCTCAGTGAAGTGGATCTGCGCAAGATGGAAGTGACCGAGGGATGGGACTCTGATTTCATCGACGCAATGATCACGATGGGACCACTGCCCGCCGTGGAGCCGGGATCAATGCCAACGATCAACGGTTCGCACACGCTGCCCCGCCCGTTGTTTGACACCGCGACCACCAAGGCCAAGCGCCGCGTGGAAGAACTGCGCCACACGTATGAAGTCGTGCGTGTGTTCGTGAAAACGGTGGATGAAGACGGGATTGAGTGCGTGCATGAGCTGGTCTGTCATCCGAGTGTCGGCATGGGTGCAGGCAAGAAGAACCGGAACGGCAGGAAGCCCAAGGACGTGATGATTGGCTTTCATCGCGTGGTGGATCAATGGTTGGATGGCGGGCAGTTCGTCAGCATCCGCCGCGAGTTTGGTTCAAGGCCGCTGTGGGAATCGCGCGGCGTGCCGGAAGTGGCATCGGGTTATCAGCACATGCTGAAGAAGTGGACCGATCAGGCGATTGACCGCAATGACCTGGCCGTCAATCCGCCCGTGACAGCAACCGCGCGCAATGCACAGGGCAAGGGGCCGCGCCTTGGCATTCGTCCGGGTGCGTTGATCGTGACGGAACGCGGCGATGCCATCGCGACCTACATGCAAGCCCCAAGCATGGATGCGTTCGGCGCGGAGACGGAAGGCATGATCCGCGCGGCCAATGCGCGGCTGCTCGGACTCACCGATGCGGCGGTGCCGAAGGAGCGCACGATGAGTCATCAGCAATACATCGTCACCGGCTTCCTCATTCAGATGCGCGAGGTGCTGTTGCGCGTGCTCGCGCTGGATCAGCAATACATGGACCCGCTCTTTGTCGAGCGCGTGGTGGGCAATGGTCCGCTGCCGTTCAAGGTGACGCGCGAGGAGATCGAGGGCCAGTTCGATGTGCAGTTGCAGTTCGACGTGCGGATGCTGGACATGGATTACGTGCAGGCGCGCTGGAGTGTCATCAAGGAAGCCTATGCCAATGACCGCAGCGGCGTGATGAATGATGCCGTGCTGACCCGCTGGCTGATCAACAGCATCGACCCCAGCCTGGCCGACATGGCCGTGGGCGATCCCACGCAGGTGGCACAGAATGAAGCGAATGATGAGAAGATGCAGCTCGCGGTTGCCGCGATGGGCGTCATTCTGCCACCGAAGGAAGGTGGCAATTCGCAATCCCGTCTCACTGCCATCCAG